CCCATCCACTGGGGAGCGACCCGTGTCCTCCCAGACGGACACCCATATCGTCATAGGCCGGCGGGATAGCACGGTGACGGCCGATTCCCTTGGCATTGATAAGACGATTACCGGTGTTAAGGATATTGACAAGAAGACAGACATTAAGCATAAGGACGTAGATGATAAGAAAGAATCAAAATGGCCAATAGCTATCACATCAATTAGCGTGTTGTTGATATTATTGGGCTTGATATATTTACTAAAAAAGATGAAGGTTTTATGAGACGAAGAATGATTGTATCTGACGATAGGGGGGGGGCTTGTAGATCAATACACTAAGTTTTTGATGAGATTCGATGACGGTTTCAAGGTTCAAGCGGAACCGCCATCTTTGTATCCAGAAGATGGATTGGAGATCAAGGGTGGATACTTTTACCCTAGTTATGATGGATCATCCGGTTATGCGTATAATAGTACTTCTGATTCTTATGGTATGATTAATACGTCTAAAATGTTACGTGCTGAGGATTTCCCGGACTATCATCCATTCACAATCGATTTCTGGTACAGACCGATGTCAGATAAAAATTCTTGCCATGTAGGGCATGAGTGGATAGACGGTCTTTTTTACTTCGGACAATCGGGGACGGAATCTGAGGGGTATGGCCTTTATTTCGCTACCCGTAAAGGATCTTTCGGAAAGAAGATAGCTGATATGGTTAGTAGGTGGTATCATATCGCTATAGTAAGAAAAACGAATAGTAGTGATGTGAGTTGCTTTTGTGACGGTAAGTTGTGTGCCTCGTTCTATTCTGGCACCTACTCTTTAAGGGCGAAGAACATAGATTTTAATAGACAGAGAGATGGGTATAATAGAGGATCTTTTGTTATAGATGATTTCAGGATAAGTAATATAGCTAGATGGGATTCGGATTTTGAACCTCCAAAAAGAAAGGGATTATGATCTACCATAATCCCTTGCCATTCATCCTTACCCACGTATCAACCAAAACCAAAATGAGGTCAGTCCCGGATTCGAACCGGGGTATATGGTTTTGCAGACCACCGACTAAACCGCTCATCCAACCGACCGCATCGCGAATATAAAATTTTGTCTTTGACCAGACAACTTCTTTGATCAGATTTTTACTCAACTAGAAACTGCCTTGAAGAAAATCCCTTATCTAGTAAATACCAGGTGAGGCAATATCTCTTTGAGGTCTATCTCTGTTGACACCAAAGGAAATGTGGCGGTTCCGTAAGGCAGGGTAGGAGGTATCCCCACACGGCCGGCCAGGAGCGGAGCGACTCGTAGCCCGCCTCCTTTTTTTCCCTTGGCGTATTACGCTTAAGCGTTGGGAAGAAGTAAACATATCAATACATTAACGTCTGATGTAAGTAGTAGTTTGTCGATCAAAGATCCATCGATAACATAAGTAGATGATGAGATTCCCTTCTTAAAGGAGCAAAAGTTTCTTATATCACATGTCACAAAATAGACAACTGTGTTTATAAAAGAAGGTGGATAAATAAATGCATCTCTTTTCTTAACTATCCCTACGATAGTCTTCCTACGCAATGTCTAAGTTGGATTTCGACCACGATCGCCGTAAAAAGCTGTGATCATAAAAAAAAATGAGTACTTTCACAAGCACTCATTTTGAAATGACAAAGTTTTTAGTATCTTTGCACTATACAAAAAAAAAACATATGGCAAATTTAACATTAATATTCGATCAATTCGTATCTTTCTCTGAAAAAAAGAGGATGTCAGAAGAAAATAGAGCCTTGAGGAGGGATTCCGGCAAGGTCATCCTGCCTTATTTGTTTAATGACAACGCTAATCCTTGTTGCGATAACCCTAGGATAAAGCGTCAATCATCATCCAGATCAGAGATATTAGAGAAGCCGATATCGGAGACACTGATAGGTCTTCTTATTATATGCCTTGACCCTATAAGGTTTAGGGTGTTAGGAGTACAGTACAATATCAAATGGTTTTACTATTTTGTTGATGAGATAGTGCGCTATTATATCAAGCATCAACGTCTTGGTGGCGATAATCTCGCCTATCAGGTAAGGCTTGTCAGGTGGCTTCTGCTTAGTTACGTGAACGTGGCTATCGTCCATGGCTATTATGCTATGGTGAGAAAGGCGAAGAAAGAGCATCCTGATCTCTTCGTGCATAGCAATAAGGCTAGGTATTATTATTGGGATAGGTGTCCTTTAGACTACCACAAGCTAGAGGACGAGCAAAATATAAACAACCCGACCTATAAGGCTCATGAGTGTAACAGGAAGCGCTCGGAGGACATCAAGCGTGTTGTTTATGATTCTATGGATTCGATCAGGAAACGTGACCTTAAGGATTTTGTGTCTTCCAAGAACAATGGGGTGAGCATTTATTTTAAGGAAAAGGTTCAGAACAAGGTCAGGAAGAAGGGCTTTGGTAATGTCAGTATCAAGACCATAGAGAGGGCTATAAAGAGCTATTTAGATGAGCGTTGTGTCACTTTCTCCGAGTTCGTCGATGGGGTGAGGAAGTTGGATAGGAAGATAAAGGAAGTCAAGTCCGCTTTTGGCAAGGTTAAAAGGATTAAGATCTTTGGCGTCAAGGCTTATGATTATGTGTCTGGAGATGAGATAGTTGATGAGTTTGGTATGGCTGCGTTGTCTGATGAGGTGTGGATTCCTGATAATAGCACACCGTTCCTTGACGATTATATTGAATCGCAGTATTTGTCTAACAATTTTAATTTCTAATATTATGGTTAATATAAAATCACATGACTTTTATACGGTGTTTGATGATAAGAAGCAACTTTTTAAAGTATCATCATTATTTGATTCTTTAGATGAATCTGAAGACATAGTAAAAGATTTGATGGATTCTGGCACATTCATGTATGTTGTTGACGAACGACTGTCTATGATATGGGTGGATATATTTATGATGATAGAGCTTCTTGGGGAATATGATGGTGGGGATGTTAAGGATTTGGCTATTAAATGCTCTTCTCTCTATTTGAGAGATAAGGTGATGCGTTTAATTGTCGATTATGTCAATTGTGATTCTGATGATTATGATGATAGCGTTGATCCTATATTGAGTTATTGTAGCAATCTTATTCATAGTGGTGATGGGAATATTGATTATCTGCCATTGTCCGACATGGTAAGTTTGAATGTAGGGAATTATATGTCAGATGACATGCTGAAGCTATTTGATATTGCCAAGGAAGACACTCGCATAATATCTATATTGTTTGTTTTGTTAAGTAGACCGTATGTTGACGATTATGGTTTTTTTACTCTTACTGATTTGCTTTCTATGATGATTGACAAAGGTTTTATTGGTGATCGTGATGATATAGTGAATGCCTTAGGGTTTATCTTAAAGTAGATTTATTGTATTGGTATGACCCTATTTTGTATCTTTGCTTAAAAGTAGTAAAGATGAATCAGATAAATATCATACCGAAGATAATTCATGATAAGTTTGCCGCAAGGATTATCATGGATGATTATGATATAGAGAAACCTATCGTTATTACTGTCGTGGCCAGACGTAACGATGGTGAGTATAACACCCAGATATTGACATACCCGACATCTGGCGTTGATTATGAGGGTAATGTAAGGATGGTGTTTTTCGATGTCGCTAGATCTCATGTTTGCCAGATAACATCGGTGTTTATCAACGGTCATGAGGTCAAGACATATTATACCGATATCCCGGATCTTGATATGCAAGCCCGTTATGATGATAGCTTGTGCCGGTACGACAAGAAGGTTAACATGAACGATATCCGCTTGTCGTTTCAGGTGCTAGAGACACGTGATCCCAAGGTGTTGCAGGTATTGGATGAGTCCGAGTGGGGGCTACTGGAGGACAGGAAGGCGATCATCGAGATCACTACGCCGGGCATGTCCGACCCCGTTACATTGTTTCTTGGCAAGAATCAGGTCAATACCTTTACCAGTCTAACACTAGGTCTCAATTGTTTTAATTACGATGATTGTAATATCAAGTATCTTGATCTTCCAGACGGTATATATGATATTAAGATCATAGGTAGCCCTTCCACTTACAATTTCAGTCGTAAGTATCTTAAGACGGATCTTATACGCAGACGTCTTGACCGGCTATGGATCAAGACCGATATCTTGTGTGAGAACATGGATAAGGATCTTATAGGCAAGATACAGGAGATGGAGACACTTATGGCCGTAGCCGAGGCGAATGTCAGGTTGGATAACATAAGGGCCGCCCATGAGATTATTGATCGTGTCGGAGAGCTTCTTGAGATGGCTACCAATTGCGTGGATTGTTAAACATAAAAATATTTAGTCGTGGGTTGTAATACTTGTAAGGAAAAGGCGTTAAGGGCCGAGAGAGAAAGGATTGAGAGAAGTATGATGAATCATTCTTCTTCTACCGCTGTTAGCGATATGGAGTACGCTTCTATAAGTACCGCTGGTTGTATGGTTATGCAAGATCCGTTGCAGACCATGGAGCGTGACGTGGTTAGTATATATAAGCAAGTTCGCACTAAGGGTGATGGCGTTGGTGTATCTTATCTTAATATGCAGAAAAAGATCCGTGAATGGATCAAGAACCTGCCGTATGGATGCCCGCCTGACGAGGAGGTACAGGAAATGAGAAAGGAGATTCTGAATGGGCGCGCAGAGCATATCAAACCTTGATAGGACGGATTTATGTAAGTCCGTAGACGAATGGCTGTCCTGCCAATGGGGTAGATATATGAGATACCATAGGTATAGGATCGGGAATAAGCCCGATATATCCTATTGGGGTAAGATAATTCGTCTGCAAAGGTCATTATGTGATAATGATTGCGGGTTATGCCCGGATGAGGTGAGATCGTTAAAGGAACGTGTTAATAAGTTACTGGCATGAGAAAGTATAATTGTTCACATATAACTCCGTCCACTTGCGTACCTTATGAGGGTGATCTACCAGAGTGGTCAAAGCATAAGGACTCTGATGAGTGTGTTATGATCTCCGACGTGATAGAGGAGATATATGACGAGCTTACCCGTATCAGGGAGGCTATAGATGTCCGGGATCTTGGCGAGTCTTGTGTGAAGATAAATGGTGATAAGACCGTAGCGAAAATTCTTTATGCTTTGGAGGATAAGATTTGTAATAGGTAACGAGCCAATGGAGAAAAATCGGTATTGGTGATAATCAGTGGCATAGATATATATTTATGAAATATTGTTAAATATTTTGTTGTTTATATATTTCGTAATATATTTGCATTGAAACATAAACGACGGCATCTCACTAAAGGTCGTTTAAGTTTGAAAGATATTGACCCGTTCGGCGGTTCGTAGAGGTGAGATGCTATGTTCTGCTGTTCGGGCATTTTTTTGCTATGGAAGATATAAAGATTTTTGAGAGTAATGAATTTGGGAATGTAAGAATAGTGTTGGATGAAAAAGGTGCTCCATGGTTTGTCGGTACGGATGTGGCTAAATGCCTAGGTTATTTAAAGCCTACCGATGCGGTTAGAAATGCGGTTGATGAGGAGGATGTTATCATTTTGTCAAGTAGCTGTAAATCAAGTATCCAATTTGGGAGGAGTCTTCTAAATCAGGCAGTTAGAGAAATACGCTTAATCAATGAATCCGGTGTGTATTCGTTGATTTTGCAATCTAAGATCAAATCCGCTAGATCGTTTAAGAGATGGGTTACAAAAGAAGTTCTTCCTTCTATAAGAGAGACGGGGTCGTATTCTTCTTTGATCAAGCTGCCTAATTTTACTGATCCCGCAGAGGCTGCCGAGGCTTGGGCTAAGGAGTATCGTGGCAGGGTAGCCGCAGAGAAGCTGGCGTTAGAGGAGAAGGCTAAAGCCGAGGAGGTGGCTAAGGTTCTTGAGTCGAAGAAAGAGGATATAGAATTTTCAGAGTCGTTTATCATGTCCGGTGAGTCGGATTTATTGATAAGGGATTTAGCTAAGAAACTTGAACAGAATG